TGATGATGCAGCAAATGCAACAGATGATGATGGCCCAACAAGCCCCGCCAGAGGCGCAGGAGGCTCCAGGCGTTGAGGAGCAAATGGTATGACCGAGGGATGGGACAGTTTAGCCCCGGCAGAAAATGAACAGCCACAGGCAGACAAACTAGATATCGTTTATGCAAAAGCATTTAGCAGCCCGGAAGGGCAGAAGGTGCTAGAGCATTTACGCCAGATCACTATTGAGCAGCCAAGCTGGCAGCCAGGTGAAGACGCAAGTTTTGGGCACGCCCGCGAGGGTATGTGCAACCTTGTAAGGTATATCGAGAAGCGCATCAGGAGGAGCGAGAATGGATAACCAGGAAGCCGTACAGGCAACAGAGCAACAGGCGGAAGCCCCGCTTATCAATCCGCAGCAGACGGAAGCACAGGAGACACAGGCTGAACAGCCTATGCCGTTGTTTGAAGAGCAACAGGAAGAAACAGATATTGATGACGATGATGGCCCGATTGAACGGCCAGATTATTATCCAGCTAAATTCTGGGATGAGGATGGACCCGATGTTGAAAAACTTGCAAAAAGTTATGCAGAGCTTGAAAAGCAATTTAAATCTGGCAAGCACAAAGCTCCAGAAGGTGATTATGAACTTGATTCCCTGGTTGATAAAGGACTTGACCCCGCCGATGAAACAGTCAGCATCTTCTCAGAGTGGGCCAAAGAAAACGGCGTCAGCCAAGCGGCGTTCGAAGAACTCGCCGGCAAAGTCCTCCAAATCAGCAACGCCGAAGGCGAAGCGTTCGAAGCAGACAAGCAAGCGGAAATGAGCAAGCTGGGTGAACGTGCCCAGGAAAAGATACAGATGACCGAGCGTTTGCTGATGAAGGCTCCGCTGACAAACGATGAGCGGAACGCTCTGGCATACAGCCTGGATAGCGCTGACGGCATCAATGCTTTCCTTAAATACCATCAATCTTTGACCAACGAAGGCATCCCGGTACAGGCAGCTCCAACAGCTCCGGCAATGACCAGGGAAGACCTGGAAGCGGCCATTGCAGACCCACGTTGGCAGTCTGAGCCGGCATGGCGTCAGAAGATAGAAAAACAGTGGATGGAAGCAAATTCCTAGATGTAGTTGCCAAACGACTGCAAAAGGTGTAAATATGGTATTGAAGGCTAACCGCTCCGGCCCTTCTATGAGATGAACTCTCTGGCCGGCATGACCACTTTCATGCAAGCGACTGCCCGTAAGGATAACAGTTTGCGATATAACAGTAACTTTGTTTTAGGAGGTTCCTGCTATGGCGCAGAACGTAACTACAGCGTTTGTTACCTTATTTGAAAGTGAGGTTAAGCAAGCGTATCAATCTGAAGCTCTGTTGCGCGGAACAATGCGTTCCCGTACAGGCGTTCAAGGTAACACTGTCAAGTTTCCAAAGATTGGCAAAGGTGTTGCTACACCCCGGATTAATCAGACCGATGTGACCCCGCTAAACGTCACCTACAGTCAGGTGACTGCGAATATGTCAGATTTTATCGCAGCTGAGTATTCCGATATCTTCCACCAAACTCACATCAATTTCGATGAGAGACGCGAATTAGTACAGGTAGTTTCAAAAGCTATCGCCAGACGTATGGACCAGATTTGTATCGATGCACTCGATGCAGCATCTTCTCCATCGACTGTTGCTACTTCTGTTGGTGGCTCTGCTACAAACATGAACATCGAAAAGCTGCGTGCAGCTGCAAAGGCGATGAATGAAAATAACGTGCCCGCTGAAGGTCGTTATCTTTTAATGCACGCCTCACAGCTCGATGCGTTGCTTGGCGAAACTGAAATCACCTCAAGCGATTTTGCGACTGTGAAAGCTCTCGTTCGCGGTGAGGTTTCATCGTTCATGGGCTTTGAAATCTTGACTATGGGCGACAGAGACGAAGGCGGTATTCCAAAGCCGTCAACCCGTACTTGCTTTGCCTGGCATCGTGATTCGATGGGCTATGCTGAGTCAATGGCTCAGAAGAGCGAGGTCAACTATATCCCAGAAAAGACTAGCTTCCTGGTATCTTCAATGTTCTCGGCTGGCGCGGTTGCCATCGATGACGAAGGTATTGTGAAGATTAGCTGTACTGAATAAGGAGACTAAAATATGGCTTATTCATCTGCTGGTTTAGCGACCATCTCAGCATCAAAGCGCGGAAATGCTCCTGGCATTTATGCTTACAAAACAACTGATGCAATCGCGGACGTTAATACTGAAGGTTATTTTAATGACCTTGCCGATATTCTGGAAGTTGGCGACCTTATCTATTGTGTGACATCAACTGGCTCAACTGCTGTTTGCACGTTGACTCAGGTGTTATCAAACACAGGTACTGTCGTTGACGTAGCCGATGGTACAACACTGGCTGCTACAGACGGCGATTAATCTCCCTGACGGGGGCCGATCCAACCGGCCCCCACCAAACTACAGGAGGGCGGAATGGCTGCCGGCGATACCGATTTATCAATTTGCTCAGATGCTTTGATATTGCTGGGGGCTTCTCCGCTCTCTTCTTTTACTGAAGGCACAGACGCTGCACAGACTTGTGACCGTCTTTACCCAGACTTTCGGGACAGTATGTTGTCCAGGTATCCCTGGAGCTGGTCTTATAAAAAGATACAGCTGGCCAGGTTGGGGACTGCCCCGCTCAATGAATTTGAACACGCTTACCAGCTGCCAGGTGATATGCTGTCAGGCGTTCAAGCTGTTTTTGAGACAACATCTACTAACCAGGCGCCTCTCAATGATGGCTGGGAAATATATGGCGAAGAGCTGTTTACTGACCTGGACACTGTTTACATCGATTATCAAACGACTGTAGATGAAAGCAAAATGCCGAATTACTTTGTGCAACTGCTGCGCACTGCATTTGCTGCAGAAATAGCTATTACAATAACAGACCAGGCCACAAAAGCAGATTATTTTAGAGGGCTGGCCTTTGGCACGCCTTCAGAAAATGGACGCGGCGGGCTGTTTCGTGAGGCTGTAAACATCGACAGCCGTGGTCGGTTGCCGCAGATTATTGAAGATTATGCTCTGATAGCGGTGAGATAATGGCGCGGATTGTTCAGTTTCAAACAAACTTTAGCGTTGGTGAGCTGGACCCGTTACTGCGTGCCCGGACTGATTTACAACAATATCAGAACGCTCTGGAGACTGCAGAAAACGTAACCATCCAGCCGCAGGGCGGTGCGTCACGCCGAGCTGGCCTGGAGTTTATTTATGACTTTGGCAGCAGCTTTACAGCATTTAAGTTAATACCTTTTGAGTTTAGCGTAGATGACAGCTATCTCCTGGTTGTTGTGACCGGGCGTATATATGTGTTCAAAGCTGGCGTACTGCAAACAAACATAAACGGCAGCGGCAATCCATACATAGCGGTTACTGCAATCACAGCGGCAATGATTGATGAGCTAAACTTCACTCAGGCTGTCGATACATTAATTTTGATGCACGCTGATCTAGAGCCGCAGCGTCTTGTTCGCAACAGCGATACTAGCTGGACTGTTGGCGCATTGCCTCTTACAAACGTGCCGAAATACGCTTACAGCATTACAACGACAACTGGCAACGCATACAATACCGGCACACCACATGATCATTTGGAGCCAAGCGGCACTGATGGAAACATCACACTTACAGCAAAGCATAGTGGTTCAGATGCAAACGTCTTCAGCGCGGCTGCCTCAACCTATGTAGGCCAGTATATAAATGTCGAGCCGTTTGGAAGATTGCGCATTGTTCGCAAGGTAAGCGCAGCAAAGCTAGAAGTTTATTGTGAAGTCCCGTTGTTTGACACAAGTAACATCGATGACGCGGATTGGGAATACGAAGAAGGTTACGAGGACGTCTGGTCAAACACTCGCGGTTGGCCCAGGTCAGCTGCGTTCCATGAGGGCCGGCTGTATTTTGGCGGCAGTAAGTCCAGGCCAAATACAATCTGGGGAAGCAAGGTTATTGATTACTTTAACTTTGATATCGGCACTGCGCTTGATGATGAGGGCGTAGAGGCGACAATCAATACCAATCAGTTAAACGTCATCGTCAATCTGAATCCTGGCCAAGACTTACAGATATTTTCAACAGGCGGCGAGTTTATTGTTGCCCAGGCAGCGAATGAGCCAGTAACGCCGGCAAACTTTCTGGTTAAACCGCAAAGCCGTTTAGGCAGCCGCCCAGGCGTGCCCATCGAAGATTTGGCCGGCGCAACGATTATCGTGCAGCGACAAGGCAAATCGCTGATTAGCTTTCAGTTTACAGACGCTACAGCCAGTTACGGAAGTCAACCGCTATCGGTTTTGAGTAGCCACCTACTGAACGACCCTACAGACTTGTCTATACGCCGGGCAACGTCAACAGACGAAACGGACAGGCTGTTTCTGGTCAATGGCGGCGATGGCAGCATGGCGGTATATTCGATACTGCAAGCGCAGAACGTCATTGCGCCTAGCAAGTTTACAACAGACGGTGAGTTTGTGGCTGTGGTCAACGAGCTTTCAGATACGTTTGTTATTGTGAAGCGCACGATAAATAGCAGCACAGTGTACTATTTAGAAAAGTTTAACGAGTCTTTGACTCTGGATAGCGCTACAACGGGCGCAGCAGCCTCGTCAGTGACGATGGCGCATCTCAATGGTAAAGAGGTAGAGATTGTAAGAGATGGCGTTCTGGAGGCTTCTCAGACCGTTCCAGCAAGTCCTCACACTGTTACGTTCGCTACAGCTGCGACAAGCAGCCACCAGGTCGGGTTAGATTACAGCGTTACCTTGAAGACCATGCCGGCAGAGCCAAAGCTGCCGCAGGGCACTGTGCAGGGCATAAACAAACGAATTATCCAGGTAGACGCTATCGTACATGAAACACAAAACATGAGCATTAACGGTAAACTGGTTCCGTTCCGTCAGTTTGGCACAGGCGTATTAGGGCAATCGGTCCAGGAGTTTACCGGCACAAAGACTGTCCACGGGTTGTTAGGCTTCAGCAACACCGGGCAGATCACAATAACACAGAGCGTACCGTTGAAGATGACGGTGCTGGGCATTGAATATAGAATGAGCGTAGGGAACTGACATGACACAAATGGCAACAGCGGGCTTTTCCGCGTTTATGCAGATTAGAGCTGGTCAAGCATCGAAGGCCATGTATAACGCTAAGTCAGCCCAGGCGATTACACAGGGCCGAGCAAGGGCTTTGGAGGCAAAGCAAAAAGGTCTTGAGGTTTTGCAGCGCCTTAACGAAACACTGGCTACTACAGCTGCTAGGGCAACTACTGGAGGCGGCACAGTCAATACGCTATCCCTTACAAACTATGCCATGAAAGAAGGCGCGAGAGAGTTTTACACTAGCAGAGACAACGCAACGCTGGCAGTGGGCCAAGCAAATTATCAAGCACAGATTTATAAAACAGCGGGCAAGCAAGCTATGCTCAACGCATACGCTGGAGCAGCCGGCACGCTTGGCCAGGGTTATGCTAATCAAAGCCAAGTTGGCTGGCCGGGGCAGTAAGATATGGCACGCAGACCTAGATATCAAAAAGTAGGCGTAGGCTTAGATAGACCGGCCCAGGCAGACTTTGCTGGGCTGCGTGAAGCTGCTGCTGCTGCAACAACCATATCCCGTCAAATTGACAGAATGGGCGAGTTCCTTTTCAAAGAAGAGTCCAGGAAGGCAGAGCAGCGCGGCAAGCAAATGGTCCAGGATTTAGGTGCGCAGCCAGTATTAAAGGATTTAGCAAAAAAAGGCGGGCCTACAAATATTGAGCAGCGGGCGGCATTTGCAACAGCCAATCGGATTGCAGCTGCTGAATTAGAAACAGAAGCGTCACTTGAAATCGATAAAGTTCTTACGCAAGCAGAAATAAACAAAACACCGTTTTCACAAGTGCAATCAGATTTGTCCGACATTACAGACGGATTGCCCGCTGCTTTGTCTGACTTAGATCCAGAAACAGCTGGCATTTTGCGGCAGCGTATCAGTTCGCTGCAACAAAAAGCAGAAAACAAATACAGCGCATTTTATAACAATGTGCAGATAAAAGCTGCCCAGGGCCGGGCACTGACAGGCATCGAGGTCAGGCGCAAAAACATTATGCGCACTGCAGCCGGGCAAACTTACGATGCTTTTGGTGATGTAGATGTTTCTGCTAGGGACCAGCTAGTGCAGCTAGAGATTGAGAGTCTAGCAACATTTATGCGTGATTTGCAGTTTGACGAAGACGATATCAGCAAAATGAAAATATCTGCTGGGCAAGACGCAATCATGGAAAGCACATACTATGATTTTCGTCAGCTTGGCTCATTGGAAGAAAGAACTGCTTTTATTGAAAAGCAGCGTGACGCACTGCCTAAGTTGATAGGCGAAGAAAAAGCCAGGTCAACACTTAATGGCCTACAAACAGAGATGAACAAACAAGTCACCGGGCTAAAAGGTCAGGCGACACAAATTGAAAAAGATATTGCAGCGCAACGCAAAATCATTACAGGCGGTGGCAGGGTATCAGAAGAAATACTGCAATCTTTCGAAACAAAGATTAATGGCTTGGGTGAATACGGAACGGAAGCGCAGCAAGATTTAGCCAAGCTACGCAGACTAGGTATAGCTATGCAGGGCTATAGACAAATGAATCCTGTAGAGCTGCAAGATACTGTCAATCAAATGAACAGCCAAGGCATAGAGGGCATGGGCGGAGCTGGCCTGGACACGACAGAAGAGATAGAGTTGCGCGATGCTGCCGCTACCATGCTTAACACAATGAATACTGAATTAGCAAAAGACCCGCTATCATACGGTATCAAAACGGGCGTAATCGATTTTGAGCCGATTGATTTTTTTGCAGACCCAGAAACATTTAGAGAGCAAGTAAACGGACGCATAGGTTCAGCTTTAGCAGTTTCAGCCAGATATGGCATAGAGCCTACATTTTTGACTGATGAAGAAGCTAACACCATGATAAAAGTGTTAGAGGGTCGAGATGTTAGCGAAAAAATGGCATTGCTTACCGGCCTATACTCCGCGTTTGGCGAAGATCATGTTAGCGATGTTTTTGCTCAGATAGCAGACAAAGACAGAGATATGGGCCATGTCGCTGGATTGATTGCGCTAGGGCGTCATCAGATAGCTGCAGAAGCGTTAGCGGGTATGCAGCTGCGTCAGGATGGGTACAAAGCGCCAGAGTTTACGCCTACGAATACAGACCAGGTGTTTAATGAAGAGGTAGCCAGCGCAGCTGTGTTGCAGCCTGATGCCATAACCACTGGCAGAGAGATAGCTAAAAACATTTACACTAAACGTGCGCAGCGCATGGCGTTAGATTCGTTTAATGAGGATGTATGGCGTGAAAGCATACAGATGGCGTTCGGTCAGCAAATGGGCATGGGCGGTATTCAAACTGTATTTGACCAAAAAATAATGTTGCCAGGCGATGTCGCTCCGCAGCAAGTTGAAGATGCGCTAAACAACATGACGCCAGAACAGCTATACGCAGCATCTGGTGTTCGTATAAGCGACACACTTTTTAAAGACATATTTAAGCCAGCTGAAAAAGGCATAATTTTTGACTCAGATGCAGAGTTCAATACTGATTACAGCATCATTGCCACAGGATATGGCACGTTTGCTATTGTCCTGGGCGACCCTGGCACTCTGGCCAGTGAGATGGTTGCCGGCACTTATGAAGACGAAATGGGCGGGGTTGAAGGCAAAAGAGTGTTGGAATTAGATATGCTAAAGCTGTTGAGGTATAGATGACCTTTCAGTTTAAAAAAGCAGACCCGCTAGACCTGGCAGCGTATCAACAGCGCACAGAGCCAGGTGATGGTTTTGTTGATAGTTTCAATAAAACAAAACGGGCGTTTGAGCTGAATGATACATCTATCAGTGAGGCTAATGCGCTTGAGGAAGTGTGGCAGCCCATCATCGATGAAATGAACAGCCGGGAAACAGGCGAGACGTTCTACAACCCTTCTTATAATTTTAGAAT